CTCGAGGGCCAGCAGGGCGCCTACATCGAGACCCGCAACGGCTTCGACGTCGACGGGGTCGAGATCAAGTGCCGCCTCGACTTCGGCGCCAAGGCCATCGACTGGCGCGGTCTCTACAAGAACCCGGGCGCGTAACCCGCGTCCTATGCTGAACCCTGACATGCGGGCGGTCCAATCGGGCCGCCCTTCGTCTTTCCACGAGGATCCCCATCATGAAAAACTACGTCCAGCCCGGCAACACCATCACCCTGACCGCGCCCTATGCCGTCGCTTCCGGCGATGGCCTGCTCGTCGGCTCCATCTTCGGCATCGCTTCGGGAGCGGCTGCCCTCGGCGATCCCGTCGAGACCGCGCTCGTCGGCGTCTTCGACATCAACAAGATCGGCTCGCAGGCCTGGACCGTCGGCGCGAAGGTCTATTGGGACGACACCAACAAGCGCTGCACGACCGTCGCGACCGACAACACTCTCGTCGGCGTGGCTGTCGAGGCGGTGGCGAGCGGCGCGGGCGACACCATCGGCCGGGTGCGGCTGAACGCGACGTTCTGATGAGCGCCTTCGCCGCCGCGGTTGGCGCGCTCTTCGCCGATCCCAACATCGGCCGGGATGCGGTCTACATCGCCGACGGCGGCGCGCCCGTCCTGGTGCGCATCGTCGCCCGGCGTGCCGATGCAATCAGCGATTTCGGCGACGCGCGGCTGTGGTCGGAAACCACCCGGATCGACCTGCGCCTGGCCGAGGTGGCGAACCCCCGTCCCGGCGACCGCATCGAGATCGACGGCGACGCCTTCCTCATTCAGGGCGAGCCCATCCGCGACCGCGAGCGGCTGGTCTGGACCGTAGACCTGAGGCCCGCATGAAACTGAAGCTCGACATCGATCCCGACATCGTCGCGATGATGGCGGCCGAGGTCGCGGCGGGCGAACGCGCCGTCACCGCCGCCATGCGTGAGGCCGGGGCCAGGCTGAAATCGGCTTGGCGGCTGCAGATCACCGGCGCGGGGCTCGGCCCCCGGCTCGCCAACTCGATCCGGAGCCAGAACTACCCGAGGTCCGGCGAAAGCCTCGACGCCGCGGCGCTCGTCTGGTCCAAGGCTCCGGTCATCGTGGGCGCGCACGATACCGGCCCGCTGATCCGCTCGAAGAACGGGTTCTGGCTGGCGATCCCGCTCCCCGCCGCAGGCAAGTCCTTGCGCGGCGGAAGGATCACGCCCGGCGAATGGGAGCGCCGCCGTGGCCTGCGCCTGCGCTTCGTCTATCGCCGCATGGGCCCGAGCCTGCTGGTGGCGGAGGGACGGCTGAACACGAAGGGTCAGGCGGTGGCGTCGCGGTCGAAGACCGGGCGCGGCAAGGTCACCGCGCCGATCTTCCTGCTGGTGCCTCAGGTGAAGTTGCCGAAGCGGCTGGACCTGGCGCGGGATGCAGACCGGGCATTGGACAGGGTGCCGGGGCTGATCGTGGCGAACTGGGTGGAGGGGCGTGTGTGATGACCCTGATCGGCAGGATACGTTCACTTGCATGGGAGCAAGGACGCAGGACGTCACCCCGCGCAGCAGCTGAGCTTGGCCACGTCCTTGTCGAAGGTTTGTGCTGCGAGTTTCAACCCCTCGACGGTGGTGAGATAGGGGAAGATCGTCTCACCGAGCGCCCGGGTGGTCATGCCGGCCTTCAGCGCCAGGACGAGAGTCTGCACGCTGTCGGCACCCTCCGGCGCCATGATCACGCCGCCCAGCAGGCGGTCGGTCGCCGCATCGGCGACCAGCTTGATCAGGCCCCGCGTATCGCGGGCAGCGAGCGCGCGCGGCACGTTCTCGAGGGCAAGCACGCTCGTCTTGACGTCAAGACCTGCCGCGCGCGCCTGCGCCTCGGTCAGACCCACGCCCGCGATTTGCGGATCGGTGAACACGACCCATGGCATGGCGGTGTTGTCGTAACGCTCGGCTCCGCCCAGCACGGCATTGCGGGCGGCGAGTTTCGCGCCATAGGCGGCCATGTAGACGAACTGGTCGCGGTCGGTCACGTCGCCGGCGGCGTAGACGCCGGGGCGCGTGGTTGCCATGTCCTCGCCGACCCGGATCGCGCCGTGCCGGTCGGTCTCGATCCCCATTTCGGCCAGACCCAGACCGTCAGTGTTGGGCACGCGGCCCGTCGTCAGGACCAGATGATCGGCGGTGAGGCCGCGCGCGGAGCCGTCCCGGGTCACGCGCAGCGCTGCACGATCCCCGTCGCGCTGTGCGGCGCCGTAGATCACGCCGTCAAGGATCGTCAGGCCCTCGGCGCGAAGGGACGCCGTGAGCGCAGCCGAGACCTCTGGCTCGGCCCGCGGCAACAGGCGAGACCGGCAGACGATCGTGACGCGCGTGCCCATCCGCGCCATCATTTGCGCCAGTTCCACACCGATATAGCCGCCACCAAGAAAGATCAGGCTCTCGGGCAGGGCACCGAGTTCCAGCAGCGATGTGCTGGTCAGCGTCGGCGCATCGAAAAGCCCGGGGATGTCGGGTATGGTGGGCCGTCCGCCGGTGGCAACAATGATCTTGGGCGCGGCGATCTTTCGACCGCCGACCTCCACGCCGCCGTCGACCAGTCGTGCGGCACCCTCGTCGATATAAGTGATGCCCTCGTAGCCGGGCAGCAGATCGGCGTATTTCTTCTGCCGAAGCGAGGCGACCAGATCGTCCTTCGCCGCGATCAGGGCACGCCAGTCATCGACCCGTGCATCGCCCGAAAGGCCCGGAAACCGATGCGCCGACTGCGCACCGTGCACCGCTTCGGCGGCGCGGATCATCGTCTTGGAGGGCACGCAGCCGACATTCACGCAGGTGCCGCCGATGGTGCCGTGGCCGATCAGCGCCACGCGCCGGCCGCCCTCGGCGGCGGTGATCGCCGCCGAGAACCCGGCCGAGCCGGCGCCGATCACGGCCAGGTCGAAATCGCCCTTCGGCGGGCAGCATGCATCTTTCATAGGGTCATCCATCCGTTCGAGTGCTCTGGCGCCGCAGTCGGCGCCAGACGGCATAGGCGGTCAGTGCGACAAAGAAGGCGAGCGCGGGCAGCAGCACATAGTCGATCCATCCGAGCGCAGCCGACAGGCCGACGGCTCCGAGCAGGACCGCCAGAACCGGCGTGAAGCAGCAGAGCGCGGCGATGACGGTGCCGACGATCCCTGTCGCGATCAGCGTGCGGTCGTTGTGCTCGGTCATCCCCTTAGCTCGCGACGCGCGCCGGGTAGCCCGCATTGGCCGAGGCGGCCGCGATGGCTTCGAAGGTTGTCGCGGTGGTGTCGAAGACCACCGTGGCGGTGCGCGCGTCGAAGTCGATCTCGACCGTGCGCACGCCGTCGACGCCCTCCATTGCGCGCTTCACCGTGACGGGACAAAGCGCACAGGTCATGTTGTCCACAACGAAGGTGACGGTCTGCTGCTCGGCGGCGACGGACTGCGCTGCGGCAGGGAGCGCGGCGAAGGTCGCCAGGACGGTTAGGCCGAACAGGGCGAGTACGAGGATCTTCTTCATGGGGTCTCCTTTCGGGGGTCAGTAGAGGAGCGGCGCCCACCAATCGATGGTGAGGGCTGCGACAACGAGAACGAGCGCGGCCCAGAGAGCCGCCTTGGTGATCCGGGCCGAGGACGGCCGCGAGCAGTAGGAACCGGGTTCACAGACGGTCGATTTGCGGAAGTAGACGTGCCAGAAACCCGCCCCGATGAAGCCGAGCGCGATCACGGCGAAAAACGGCTTGTAGGGCTCCAGCGCCGTGAGGTTGGCGATCCAGGCCCCCGAGATGCCCAGCGTCAGGAGCACCAGCGGACCGATGCAGCAGGCCGAGGCCAGGACGGCGCCCAGCACCCCGCCCGCCGCCAGCCAGCCCTTGGGGCCCTTGCGATCCGCTGCAGGCGTTCTGGTTTGATTGTCGGCAATGCTCATGACGCGCACCTCTCGTCAGTGGTTGACGATGGGTGTAGGGTCTGTAGCAACTACAGGCTCAAGAGGAAACTTGCCCATGAGCGATCACGAGCGCGAGACCGGAATCACTCGCGGCGATCTCGCCCGGGCGACCGGCTGCAACATCGAGACGATCCGCTACTACGAGAAGGCAGGCCTTCTGCCCGACCCGCCGCGCTCGGGCGCGGGCTATCGCATCTATTCGGCGGCCCTTGTCCGGCGCTTGCGCTTCATCCTGCGCGCCCGCGAACTCGGCTTCCCGATGGATGACATCCGCGGGCTGCTGGGCCTCGGCGACGGCACGTCGCCCACCTGCGCCGAGGTCAAGGAACGGACGGAACGCCATCTTGCCGACATTCGCGCGAAGATTGAGGATCTGCAGCGCATGGAAGCCGTGCTCGCTGCAACTGCATTCCGATGTTCGGGTGCCGAGGTGCCGGATTGTCCGGTGCTTGACGCGATATCCAGATCCTCTGAACCATGACCCCCCGCGAAACCATCCTCACCGCGCTGCATGCGCGCCTCTCGGCGCTGCCCGCCACCGCGCTTCGCGGCGAGGTGCTGCCTGAGCGCGTTCCGGCCGAGGGAGTGCTGATCTTGCGCGATGGTGAGCCGGGAGAGCCGGAGGTCACGCTCTCGCCGCTCACCTACCACTATCAGCATCGGGCCGAAATCGAGGCGGTCGTGCAGGTTGCTGACCGTGACGCTGCCTTCGACACCCTGTGCGTCAGCATCGGCACAGCGCTCGCCGCCGACCGAACGCTCGGCGGCCTCTGCGACTGGGTCGAGGCGGAAGCGCCACGGCCCGTGGACCTGCCTGTCGAGGGCGCGGCCAGCCTGAAGGCCGCCGTGATCCCGGTGGTGCTGCACTATTCCACGGCCGACCAACTGGCCTGACCCCGACAACTCGAGGAGAACACCATGGCACGAGCCCAGGGGGCGCGGGCGCTGATGGCGCTTGCGTTCGAGACGATCTATGGAACGCCGCCCGCCAGCGGCTTCACCCGCATGCCCTTCGCCAGCACCTCGCTCGGCGCCGAGCAGCCGCTGCTGAACTCGGAGCTCTTGGGCTACGGCCGCGATCCGCTGGCGCCGATCAAGGACGCGGTCACGGCAGACGGCGATGTCGTGGTTCCGCTCGACGCGGAGGCCTTCGGCTTTTGGCTGAAGGCGGCGTTTGGGGCGCCCACGACCACGGGTGCGGAAGCCCCGTACAGCCACGAGTTCCAGTCGGGGTCCTGGACGCTGCCCAGCATGTCGATCGAGACCGGCATGCCAGAAGTGCCGCGCTACGCGATGTACTCTGGCTGCGTCCTCGATCAGCTGACTTGGCAGATGCAGCGCTCGGGTCTGCTGACCGCCACGGCGCGGTTGGTGGCGCAGGGCGAGACGGTGGGCACGACGACCAGCGCCGGAACGCCCGCAGCGCTAGAGCTCAAGCGCTTCGGCCATTTCAACGGGGCGATCACCCGCAACGGGTCCGCCCTCGGCAACGTGGTCTCGGCGGAGATCACCTATGCCAACAACCTCGACCGGATCGAGACGATCCGCTCCGACGGCCGCATCGACGGCGCGGACCCCTCCATCGCCGCTCTGACGGGCCGGATCGAGGTGCGCTTCGCCGACCAGACGCTGGTGACGCAGGCGATCAATGGCGAGGCCTGCGAGATGGAGTTCGCCTACGTCCTGCCCTCGGGCGAGAGCTTCACCTTCACCGTGCACGCCGTCTACCTGCCGCGCCCGCGGATCGAGATTTCCGGGCCGCAGGGCGTGCAGGCGACCTTCGACTGGCAGGCCGCCCGCGACAGCGTCGTTGGCCGGATGTGCACCGCCACCCTCGTGAACGATGTGGAGACCTACTGATGCTGACGCTTGACCTGACCAACGCGCCGCGCTGGCACGACCTGGCGCCCGGCGTCCGGGTGCAGCTGCGCCCGCTGACCACGGCGCTGATGGTGGCGACCCGCAGCGACCTGGCCGTCGAGACCGTGCCCGAGGACGCCTCCGACGAGGAGCGCGCGGTCGCCTTCGCCAAGGCGCTGGCGCGACGGGCCGTGCTCGCCTGGGAGGGCATCGGCGACGCGGACGGCAATTCCATCGACCCAAGCCCCGAGGCCATCGACGCGCTGCTCGACGTCTGGCCGATCTTCGAATCCTTCCAGCTGACCTATGTCTCGAAGGGGCTGCTGCTGGAACAGGAAAAAAACGCCTCCGCGCTCTCGCCGAATGGTCCTTCGGCGGGGGCGAGCGATACTGCGAGGGTTGCGAACCCTGCGGAGCCAGCGCGCAAGCCTGCCCGGACTGCCCGGCGCGGCTGAACCGTCCGGAAACGCCGGAGGGTTGGCAGGTCTGGGACCTGGTCGGCCGTCTCGGTGGCCAGCTGCGCGTGCTGCCGGGCGCGGTGATCGGCTGGGACATGTCGGCCGCGCTGGCGCTCGGTGACGCGCTCGGCGTGCCGCCGCTCGCCATGGCCGAACTGCTGCCCGTCATCGAGGCGGTGATGGTCGCCAAGCTCAACGAACAGATGGAACAGTCCCATGGCTGAGAAGAGAGTCAGCGTCCGCCTCGCGGCCGTGGGTGGACGGCAGGTGCGCGCCGAGCTGGAAGGTGTCGGCGAAGCCGGGTCGCGCGGCTTCGGACGGCTGAGCCGGGAGATGGAGGCGGCCAACGCCCGGCTCGCGGCCTTCTCGCGGCGGGTGCGGGTCGCGGCCGCTGCCGCCGTGGCAGCCGCTGCAGCCGCGGGCGTGGCGATGATCCGGTCCGGCCTGCAGACGGTCGATGCACAGGCCAAGCTCGCCCAGTCGCTCGGCACCACCGTCGCCTCGATCCAGACGCTGGAGCGCGCGGGCGAGCTGGCCGGAGTGTCGATGTCCGGCATCGAGCAGGCCACCAAGGATCTGACGCGCCGTCTCAGCCAGGCGGCCGCCGGGACCGGTCCAGCCGCCGACGCGCTCGACCGGCTGGGCCTTTCCGCCAACGAGCTGATCGCCCTGCCGCTGGACCAGCGCGTGGGTGCGATCAACGCCGCCATCGAGAGCTTCGTGCCCGCCGCCGAACGCGCGGCTGTCGCGGGCCAGCTTTTCGGCGAAGAAGGCTCGATCGCCATGTCGCGG